CCACAAGATCTATTCTGGTAGAGAGAAGTATGATAAACGCCAAGTTACTATTACAACTTGGCAATCAATCTACAAGTTGGAGAAAAAGTTTTTTGCTGACTATGACGTTGTTGTAGGAGACGAAGCGCACCAATTTAAATCCAAGTCTCTTATTGGCATCATGACCAAACTAAAAGACTGTAAGTATAGATATGGATTTACGGGAACTCTCGATGGATCACAAACACACAAATGGGTTTTAGAAGGACTCTTTGGACCTAGTTATAAAATTACTCAAACAGCAGAACTAATTGAAAAAGGACATCTATCAAAACTTGATATAAAAATTCTCTTATTAAAACACACTCCACAAAGTTTTAATACTTACGAAGATGAGATTAAATATCTTATCGGACATAACAGAAGAAATCATTTCATTAAAAATTTAGCCCTTCATTTAAAAGGCAACACTTTAATTCTCTACAACCGAGTGGAGAGTCATGGACAAATACTTTATGAAATGATAAATAGTGCTGCAGAAGATGGTCGGAGAGTGTTCTTCGTCCATGGTGGTGTAGACGCTTCCGAAAGAGAACAAGTTCGGGAGATCGTAGACAGCGAGTCAAATGCTATAATCGTTGCTTCATACGGAACATTCTCAACTGGCGTAAACATTCGAAATCTCCATAATGTTGTTTTTGCCTCTCCAAGCAAATCTAGAATTAGAAATCTACAATCAATAGGTAGAGTTCTTAGAAAAGGTAACAACAAAACCAAAGCAGTATTATACGATGTCGCTGACGACATCACTTACCATCAAAGAAAAAATTACACACTCAATCATTTGATTGAACGAGTTAAAATTTACAATGAAGAAAACTTCAATTATGAATTTACACAAATAAAACTAAAAGATTAATCCTATGCATGAAGAAGAATTCTACGGAACTATTAAATTAATCTCTGGTGAAGAAATTTTTGCAGAGATTCTCCCCACCCAGGAAGGCAACCGTACTCTTCTGCTTCTTAGTGATCCTGTGCAAGTATCAACAGTCTCTCTTAGTACTACTGGAGTCGAAGGAGTTAAAATCGACCCATGGATTAAAAGTCAGAGTGACTCTATGATCGTAATCGATATGGATAAAGTCATCACTATTTTAGAAGCCGATGACGACTCTGATATGACTCGTGCCTACAGGAAGTTTCTAAGACAAAGAGAAAGAGGCAGCAGTAAAACTAAAGTAAGTAAAAAAATGGGATACCTAGATTCGGTATCCAACGCTCGTATTATGTTAGAAAGAATCTATAGAAGTAAAGAAGCTTCTACTGATTCTGAACTCTGACAGAGTAATTGTACACATATTCTGAAGCCTTGTCAACTTGTCAGGATTAAGTTCATGTGATACAATATCTTCAAAGGAATTAGTTCCATTAAACAGGTAATTATGGCATGGCAATTAGACCAACGACTAGAAAGAGATCCGAACATTATGTAAATAACAAACAATTTTTGGCTGCGGTCATTGAATTGAGAGATTTTTTTAATGAAGGTAAAAAACTCGGACATGAAAACCATCGGGTCTCCATTAAATATTTCAAAGAACACAAAGATCGTATTGTAGCAACAAAATTCCGAAGGTGTTATGAATACCTAGGTGATTGTTTCTCCAAAATTGGAAACCATTTGGCATACAAACCAAACTTCGTAAACTACATGTACCGCGAAGACATGGTTTCTGATGGCATTGAAAATTGTATTCAGTATATTTGCAACTTCGATCCCGAAAAGTCTAATAATCCTTTTGCCTATTTCACTCAGATTATCCATTACGCTTTCCTCCGTCGTATTCAGAAGGAGAAAAAACAAATGGAAATCAGAACTAAGATCATCGAGAGATCTGGATATGATGAAGTCTTCAGTGTAGATGATGACTTTGGAAACTCGGCCGATTACAACTCCATTAAAGACGCAGTACAATCTAAATTATACCAATGAAAATTGCTATTATCGGTAAAGGGACTAGTGCCCTTGTGGCTTCTATGATTTTCCTCAGACGAGGACATCAGACTGAACATTTTTACGATCCAGACCGACCATTTCTTCGAGTGGGGGAATCGACTACTCCACACATCTCGTGTTTGATGCGCGATGTTTTGGGTATGTGTATCGGCACCTTTGTCGATGATGGTATTGTATCTTACAAGAATGGCGTACACTTCATTGATTGGGGTGTAGGCGGAGAGTTTACTCACCCATTCAACAGTAATCATACTGCTTTCCATTTGGATAATCAAAGATGGAATCAGTATGTTATTGAACTGCTGGAAAAGAAGCGTGGAGTTAAGTTCCACCCAGAAGTTTATAACGGATATGAAGTTGCTGAAGGTGAAACTCATATTACAATTAATGGCAAACCATTTGATTTTGTTGTAAATTGTAGTGGTTGGAATGAGGACGATAGTCAGTATGACGAACCTCTGATGCCTACGGTGAATGCAGCACTGCTTCACCATATTCCAACAATGGATCAGTACCATCATACTGTACACCGTGCAACTCCACATGGTTGGCAATTCCAACTTCCATTCCCCGAACTCAACGGCGGCGAAAGTCACTGTGGTTATCTGTATAACGACCAAGAAACTACTGATGAGGAAGCGATTGCTGAACTCAAAAGAATGTATGGCGAGGATAAAGAGTTTAAACAGATCAAGTGGAAACCTCGTTATGCGAAAAACATGGTTGTCAGTAAGTGGGAGGCTTTGAACGGTAACAGGCTGTTCTTCCTCGAACCACTTCAGGCTCTTTCTCTTGATTACTATAAACTTCTTTCTGAAGATATCTGTAATTTTGCTGAGAAGAGAGATTACCCTGCTTTGGTTACTGCCAATAGAAGGTTCCGTCAGGAAATGTTGGACTATCAGTATGCCTTGTCTCTCCATTATCAGTTTGGTTCAAAGTATGACACTCCTTTCTGGAATAGAGTTACTAAGATTGCCTCTGATAACTTGAGTAGACATCCAGTTACATGTGATGATGATCTCTTCTTCGATATGATGATGGTAGATACAATGACTTCTGATGATCTTACCACCCCTTATCAATGGAAAGAACAAATTCGTCCAGAAGATTATGGGCCTAATAGACCTAATATTGGACACACATTAACGAATGAGTGTATTGTTGGTGGATTTAATTACTTTGATACAAAGACTCTCTATTGTGGATTTAAACAAATCAGATTCTTAGAATTTGAAGAAAAGTACGACGGACTGCCATGCAACTCTCAAAAGAACTAAAGGAAGGGACTAAAAAGTCTCACTCTGCTGCGGAGAATACCCAATTCGTTGCTGCGTTTCTCCGCGGCATATTGGATGAAACGCAATATCGAAAACTGATTGCAAACTTCTACTTCATCTATTCTGCGATGGAGACAAGAATTGATCAGTTGCAAGATCATCCAGTTGTAAGTCAGATTAATCTTTCTGATCTAAAGAGAAAGAGTTCTTTGGAAAGGGATCTTTCTTATTACTATGGTCCCAATTGGAAAGAAAAAGTTTGCCCCTCTTTGGCGACACAACAATATGTGGATAGAATTTTGACGTGTCCCCCAGAATATCTGGTGGCACATCACTACACTCGTTACCTTGGAGATCTTTCTGGTGGACAAATTCTGAAAGGAATTGCCAAAACAGCTTTAAATCCTCCCGAAGGACTTGGACTGGAATTCTATGAGTTCCCCAATATCGATGATGCCAAACTGTATAAGAAGTGTTATCGTGGTATATTGGATAACCTTCCCATCGATGATTCGATGATTAACGCTCTAGTCGCAGAGGCAAACTATGCCTTTAGATTGAACATGTATATGTTTGAAGAGTTTGAAGGTTCTGCTGGCAAGTCTTTACTTAACCTTATTATTAATTTCCTAAAACGTAGATGAAGGTTGCGATTATTACCGATACTCACTTCGGAGGGCGTAGGGGAAATAAAACGTTTCATGATTACTTTCAAAGATTCTATGAAGACGTTTTCTTTCCTACTCTAGAAGAGAGAGGAATCAAGGCGTGTATCCATATGGGAGATGCATTTGATAATCGAAGGAGTGTTGACTTCTGGGCTCTAAACTGGGCAAAGAAACATGTATATAATCGATTTGCTGATTTAGATGTTAAGGTGTGGCAACTCGTTGGAAATCACGATGCCTATTACAAAAATACTAACGAGATCAACTCTATCGAGTCTCTTCTCGAAGACTATACCAATATCGTTCCCATTTCTTCTCCTGGTGATTACAAAGTAGGTGATCTAAATTTCTTTGCAATTCCCTGGATTTGTGCTGAGAATAGTGAGGAAACCTTTGAGAAAATGAAAAAGACCAAGGCAAAAGTTGTCTTTGGTCATCTAGAACTCAATGGATTCAAACTTCATCGCGGTAATGTTCAACAACACGGTGACGACAAAGATAAGTACGAAAAGTTCGACTACGTTTTTTCTGGCCACTACCACACAAAGAGTAGTGATGGTCATGTCTTTTATCTCGGCAATCCATATCAACTCTATTGGAATGATGTAGATGATGCTCGTGGATTTCATATCTTAGATACCGAAACCTTTGAGTTGGAGTTTATTCAAAATCCATATACCATCTTCGAAGTTATTCCTTATGAAGATACTAAACCTGCCTTGTTCAATGCGAGTAAGTATAAAGACAAGATTGTAAAGGTAGTTGTTAGAAAGAAGTCTGACCAATTCCAGTTTGAACAGTTTATTGATAAACTTTTCAAGGCGAATGTTCATGAACTCAAAATCATTGAGAATCTTTCTGTCAATGATGAGGAAGTGGATTTTGATGGCGAGAAAATAGAAGACACTGTGACTCTTCTGAATAAATATGTTGAAGACTCGGATTTTGATTTAGATAAAGATCGAGTTAAGAAACTTCTGGAAGAAGTTTATACGGAAGCTTGCGAAATGGTCTAATGTTCATTCTGGCCTTGGATGAAGAGTCTGGAGACGGCGCATATGCCGTTACCGATGATGAAGGAGACAAGGCTCTCTATATCTTCGAAGAAGAAGATGATGCAGAAAGATTCATTGTTCTTCTCGAAGCCGATGATTATGTGCCTCTCAGAGTTGTAGAAATCGACAAAGAGGTCGCCATAAAGACATGTGAGTTGTATAATTATAAGTATGTAATCATTACACCAGAAGATTGTGTAATACCTCCTAAAGAATGATTAAGTTTGAAAAAATTCGATGGAAGAACTTTCTCTCTACGGGTAATAGTTTCACTGAAATCGATTTAGTTAAGGCGAAAACAAATCTAATTGTAGGTACTAACGGTGCGGGGAAGTCCACTATTTTGGACGCCCTGACTTTTGCGTTGTATAATAAACCATTCCGTAAAATTTCTAAGACTCAACTAGTTAACTCAGTCAACGAGAAAGACTGTCTGGTTGAGATTGAATTCTCTATTCATAATAAAGAATATAAGATTGTCCGAGGCATCAAACCAAATCTTTTTGAGATCTGGGTTGATGATCGTATGCAGGATCAGTTCCCAAGTGCAACGGATCAACAGAAGTATCTTGAAGAAAATATTCTTAAGTTAAACTATAAGTCTTTTACTCAGACAGTCATCCTGGGATCTGCCACGTTTGTTCCCTTCATGCAGTTATCTGCTGCTCATCGTAGAGACATTGTTGAGGATCTTCTTGACATTCGTATCTTCTCTGACATGAGTAATATTCTGAAGGAGAGAATTAGATCTAATAACGAACTTGTCAGGCAACTTACGATCAAGAAGGATATGGTCGAAGACAAGATCGAGATGCAAAAAGATTTTATTGAAGATCTCGATAAGCGAGGCAAAGAAAGTATTGGAAAAAAACAAGAGAAGATAAAAGAACTTCTTGTTCTTTCTAAAAATTTGCAAGAAGAAAATATTAAGAATCAAAAAATCATTGAAACTGAACTTCAAGTAGAGGCCGATTCTTTATCTAAATCTGACGCAACTCTTAAAAAACTTTCTTCTATCAGATCAAAACTGCAACAAAAGATGCAGAACTTGACTGAAGATCATAAGTTTTTTAAAGATAATTCGGTTTGCCCTACCTGCGAACAAGATATTGAAGAACAGTTTCGCTTAAATAAAATTGGGGATATTGAAAGTAAAGCCAAAGAGCTTAACGATGCATATAATGATCTGAAATCAACAATTGCTTTAGAACAATCTAAAGACAAGAGATTCTCAGAACTATCCTCGCAGATCTCTGAGATAAACTATGGCATTTCTACCAACAATACAAAGATTACTGAGTACCAACGTCAGACTTCAGAACTCGAAGGTGAAATTCAAAGAACTACCAACCAAATTGAAAATCGAAATTCTGAACGAAGCAAACTACGGGATCTTGAAAATGAATTGTTGAGTTGCGAAGAAGAGAGATCTAAAGAGTCGGAAGATAAAACATACTTAGAGTTTGCCCAGTCCTTGATGAAAGACAGTGGCGTAAAGTCAAAAATCATCAAGAGATACCTTCCCATCATGAATAAGCAGATCAATGATTATCTGCAAAAGATGGACTTCTTTGTTAACTTTACTCTAGATGAAGAATTCAAAGAAAGTATCAAGTCGCCTATTCACGAAGACTTCTCATACGAGTCCTTCTCTGAAGGTGAAAAAATGCGAATTGATCTTGCTCTTTTGTTTACTTGGCGAGATATTGCTAAGATGAGAAACTCTTCATCCACAAATCTTTTGATCTTGGATGAAATCTTTGATAGTTCTTTGGACGCCCAGGGCACAGACTTCTTTACTGTCCTTATTCGGTATATTATCAAAGACGCCAATATCTTTGTGATCTCTCATAAAACTGAAGAACTAACCGATAAATTCGAAAACTTAATTACCTTCGACAAGGTATCTGGATTCAGTAAGGTGGTCAGTTGACAAAGGGGCACAAAGCCCCTTTCCTGATCCGTCAAACCGTGCAATGATAGGATCAATTCAGGAACACTAGATGAAGTCCGTCAACTACGAAGTCAAGGGTCAACTGGCGAAACTCCTGGCAACCGAAGACCTTATTATTGAAAACAGACAGGTCTCTACTGCCTCCTTCGATGTTGATCGACGTATTCTTACCCTGCCGATGTGGCAGCGTGCTTCCAACGTCGTATATGACCTTCTGGTGGGTCATGAAGTTGGACATGCACTGTATACTCCAAATATTGATTGGAAAAAAGATCATCCAGATATTCCTAAGAGTTTTGTAAATATCATCGAAGACGTTCGTATTGAACGACTTATCAAACGTAGGTTTGCTGGACTCAATAAGACTTTCTACCGAGGTTATTCTGAATTGTCGGATCAAGACTTCTTTGGTATTGAAGAAGAGAATCTTGAAGACCTTTCCTTGGCAGACCGAATCAATCTTCAGTTTAAGATTGGGAACTTTGTCCAGATTCCTTTTGCTGATAGTGAGAGTCACTTCCTAGATCTTTGTAGGAAAGTTGAAACCTTTAGTGACGTTCTCTTAGTCGCTCAAGAGTTGTATGATTTCTGTAAGTCTGAAGTGAACGAACAGGAACCACAGGAGTCTCCTGCTGGAACCCAACAGACTGGCGGACAATCTCCACAGTCTTCTTCTGGAGGCGGAGATGCTTCCGAATCCATGTCTGATGGATCTGAAGAGGAATCTTCTTCTGGTGATCTTGAAACACAGGGACAGAAAACTACCCCGAACAAACAGGGTGGGGATCAGTTTGATACAGTTACAGATAAGAGTTTTGAAGATGCTGTAGAAGAGTTGAATACTGGGACGCATTCTTTTGCTGAGAATGTGTATCTTGAGTTGCCTACTGTTACTCTGGATACTGTCATTGCTAAAAACACCGATGTTCATGATCACATCAATGAATGTCAACAACTGTTTGAACCTTTTGTTTATGAGTCTATTGATAACGAATATCGCAAGTTCAAGAAGTCTGCTCAGAAGGAAGTAAACTATCTGGTGAAAGAGTTTGAGTGCAAGAAGGCAGCCGATTCTTATGCTCGTGCCAGTATTTCTAGGACTGGTGTCCTAGACTGTACTAAACTTCACACCTATAAGTACAACGAAGATCTATTCAGGAAGGTTACTACTCTCCCTGAAGGCAAGAATCATGGACTGGTCTTTGTTCTTGACTGGTCTGGGTCTATGCAAGACGTACTGGTTGACACAATCAAACAACTTTATAATCTCATTTGGTTCTGTAAGAAGGTAAGTGTTCCTTTTGATGTGTATGCTTTCACTAATGAGTGGAATGTAGTTACCTATGACAGCAACCGTCTCGATAGTATGGGGCACCCGACCGCCGTCATTCCACCAGAACATCAAGAACGTAAACACAATGAGTTGTATGTTGATCGGTCATTCAGTCTGATGAACTTGTTTACTAGTACAACTCGTGGTGCAGCTCTAGAAGATCAAATGCGTAACCTCTACAGGGTTGTGGCAGGTCATGACAGCTCTCATCGGTGGAATACCCAATATCAGAATCCTCGTCGCCTGAGTCTCTCTGGCACGCCTCTGAATGAGGCTTTGATTTGCATGAATCAGATCATTCCCGATTTTAAAAAACGGAATGGGGTTCAGAAGGTTCAGTGCATCGTTCTAACTGATGGTGAAGCACCCCCGATGAAGTACAATGTCGTTCTTCCTCACTCTAGGAATCCAGAAGAGACTTACACTGGCACTCGCCCTGTCTACTCTAGGAAATGTTTCCTCCGAGATCGGTCTACTGGAAACACTCATATGATCAAAGATGACTATCATGGACCTACGGAAACTCTGTTGGACCAACTTCGTAGTCGTTTTGTGAATACTAATTTTATTGGTATTCGTGTTTTGGCTTCTAGAGATTCTGGTAACTTCATCCGCAGGTATACTGAATCGGTTATTGAAACTGATAAACTCCTCCAACACTGGAAGAAAAATAAGACTGTTACTATCAAGGGATCTGGATATCATTCTTACTTCGGACTTTCTTCGACAGCATTGTCACAGGATTCCGATTTCCATGTTTCTGAGGAGGCTACCAAGTCCCAGATTAAATCTGCTTTTCTTAAGAGTCTTAAAAGTAAGAAGATGAATAAGAGAATCCTGGGTGAATTTATTGAACTTATTGCCTAAATATGGAGGTGTGCTAAAATGACAATTGAAGTGCCAGAGTGGAAGAAGAGAGCATTGGCGGACCCTTCCCTCAAAGAAAAACAGGTACAAATCCTGATTCATGGACCCAAGTCCCTAACTGACGCATGGTTCCTACAGGCAATGAAGTTCAAGTATGGACGATAGAAAAACTGTCCTAAACCCCTTCTCAGAAGGGGTTTTTCGTGTATACTAGATACATACCAAACAGATCCACTGATGACTGCACGAGTGAACACCGAAACCCTGATCAATTCCCTTCGCGATCTTTATGGGAACAATTTGACTACTGCCGATGTCCGTGGTTACTGTGCCTCCAACGACATCTCTTATCCGACTGTATCTAAGCATCTTGATAAGTACAAGGTTGCTCGTGGTCGTTGGAACCTGACCGTTCAGGAAAAACTAGAACAAACTTATCAGGCACCTCCTGCGATGCCTGCTGTTGAACAAAATCTCATTCCTAAAAAAGATGATACCTTCGTCAAGTTTGGTAATTTCAACGATGTTCGCAAAATTATTCAGTCCCGTCTATTCTACCCGACGTTCATTACGGGTCTGTCGGGTAATGGCAAAACGCTTTCGGTCGAACAAGCCTGCGCTCAATTGGGTCGCGAACTCATCCGCGTCAATATCACGGTAGAGACTGATGAAGATGACCTCATTGGTGGATTCCGCCTTGTCAATGGTGAGACCGTTTGGCACAATGGTCCAGTCATCGAAGCCTTGGAGCGCGGTGCGATTCTATTGCTTGACGAGATTGACCTGGCTTCCAACAAAATTCTTTGCCTTCAATCGGTCTTGGAGGGGAAAGGAGTTTTCCTGAAAAAGATTGGCAAATTTATTGCCCCAGCGGAAGGGTTCCAAGTATTTGCAACCGCTAATACTAAAGGAAAGGGTAGTGATGATGGACGGTTCATTGGGACTAATGTTCTTAATGAGGCATTCCTTGAACGTTTTGCTATTACTCTTGAACAGGAATATCCAACCCCTGCGATTGAACAAAAGATCTTGATGGCACAATGTTCTGACACTGAATTCTGTAAGCGTTTGGTGGACTGGGCAGACATTATCCGTAAGACCTTCTATGATGGTGGTATCGAAGAGGTTATTTCTACTCGTCGCCTAGTCCACATCACTCGTGCCTTTTCTATCTGGAATGATAAGGCAAAGGCAATTGAGGTTTGTATTAATCGTTTTGATGATGAAACTAAACAGTCCTTTATGGAACTGTATGACAAGGTTGACGCTGACGTAAATTTTGGAGAAGACAATGGACCTGTGGAAAAACTGGAAGAAGGTACTGTGGGAAACCTTCCCTGATCTCGAAAACATTGCAGACTGGGCAGACTGGGAGGGCAAAGGCACCTCCCTCCGTGCCAAGGTCTACAATAACGAGTACATTGCCAAATCACGGGAGGTTGATATTTGGAACGAAAAATCTTCAATCTACAATAACATCATATATCCAAAAACGGGTGAGAATCTACCCTGTTTCGGAATGGATCTGATGGGGTTCTTTGAGAAGAAGGTTATTATCGTATTCGACTTCCAACATCCCGTAGAGAACTATCTGTTCTCTCATCCCGATCTTCCTAAGGCAGATGGTACGTTTAGGTTTTTTGAACCAGGAAATCATTTCTCGGAAAACATCTACGTTGCTAAATGTACGATGTCTGAGGTTGATGATCACCTTGACATGTTCAGGAAATACTTGACTGCCTACAAGGAAATGTTAGAATGTAAGAAACCCAGTGGGCTTGAAATGT